AAGTTATCATAAACACTAATGACCTGGTATCACCCGAAGTATTATGCAGCTCTTCGAGCTGAGAGAAAAAAGCTACAAGCACAGGAGGCTGCAAGCGCCAAGCGCACACAACCTGAAGTTGCAAGCAACAAGCAACAAGCGCAGAAGTCCTCAAGCGTCAAGCACCAAGCGACGAAAGATACAAGCCACAAGCATCAAGCGACAAGCAAATAGAATCTTTATTTTTAAATCCTTCTTTTTCTAGTGCCAAGATACAAGTACCTGGAAACAATTTACAGGAGCCTTGACTGGGCTTCTTGGCTTGTTTTACAAGTATGAATGTGTTGTGTGGATGCTTCACGTGAAACGCAATTTGATGTGGGGAAAAACGGATTTTGTTATCCGATGTTATCTTTAGCTCTACAGTAAAAAAGTGCCCATTAACATTATACCCCAATAGATCAGGAGTACCAAATAGAGAAGTATTTTCAATCCTTGTCCACGATATTTTAGGTGTAATTCTTTTAAGCTCATGCCATAGTTTACGTTCTGGTTTCATTATAATAATGATGATAACAGACGCTTAAACTATCAGCTTTGGTTTACCCATTGTTGCTATTTCTTCGTGAGTTGAAATCACTATTCTGTGTGTCTCTCTAGCACCTAAAATTTTATTTTCAACTAAATTCACACTCATAACATCATAATGTCTTCCGTCTGGTGTTCTCACTTGAACTCTTGCATCTTGGGCTACACTACTACCTTTCTTTGGACCTACGAATCTATCGAAGATCATAATTAAATCTCTACCTTTTAACATCGTTCTCCATTTCTTTTATTCTATTTGTTAACGTAGCAACATCATGAGATAATAATGTATTATCTCTTTTCAATTCTACTATTTCTTTTCTTAAATCCTCAATTATCTTAGTTAAATCTAAGTCTCCCCTGTCATCTTTCATATGTTGATTTTATAAGATATTATAGTTATATTGTCAATCATGGCTGAATTAGAGAATAAAAAACCAGGACTACCAGCTAGACTCACGCCTATGCAACGTAAGTTTGCTGAGCTGTTGGTATTCAACGAAGGGCATAAGTTTGCCTATGAATGCGCAAAGGAAGCAGGGTATGAAGGAGACAATGCCACACTTAGAATGCAGGCTAGCAGACTTCAGAATCCTAGATATTTTCCATTAGTAGTTAAACACATAGGGGAACTACGTGAGGAGAACTACAAGAAACACAATATATCTTTCGGTGGTCACTTAACAGAACTAGCTAAAATTAGAGATGAAGCTTTAAAAAATAGATCTTACTCTGCTGCAACAAACGCAGAGAAAGCACGTGGGACTGTTGGTGGATTATATATCGAACAGAAAATTATTAGAACTGGTAAGATAGAAGACTTATCTGAAGAAGAACTAAACAAAAGAATCTCTACAATTAGAGATGATCACGCTTTGTTAATGGAAAAAACTGAAGCTAAAAAAGAGCCTAAAAATAAAAAACCAAAACCTATACTATCTTAGTCATCTTAACTACCCAAGAAGTAGGAATCATTGTTCTATCACCAAATGTTATTTCTTTTGTGGTAGGATCTAAATCATAAGACGCAAATATTTTTACAGAATCTTTATCTTTTGAGAATACCCATCCTTCATTAATGGGTTTAGCTAACTTCATTTTAGTAAACTCTCTATCATCAGCCCAGCCCGAATCACTTAACGCATCAGTCCATTCAATCCTGTACTTTGAATACGGGATATCGTTCGGTTGACTTGGGACGACTTGTTTTCTTCTTCGAGGTTTTCTTCTCTTTGGTTTTCTTGTTGTCTTTGCCATAATAATAATCTGGGTTGTGTACTTTATTGAACTCATCCATCCAGGGAGATGGACCACTCCAATTCTTGTTTCTTCCTATCATACTCTACCCTATACCTTTTTTAAAATATTTTTTCTACTTTTGCTGACCCAAAAGTTCCGCGCGGCCCCTAGTAAAAAATAAGTGGCTTATACCAATGCTTATTTAAGCACAAATTGTCACATACTTCTAAAACCATTGGTATTCCTTGCTGATCACGAAATCACGAGATCACGTGTAAACTAAAAGTGCTGTTTTAGCAATTTCATAGTTTTGAAAAAGGTATAGATTCGTGATCAACCGCATAAAACCTCACTTCTTATATAATCCCAGTCGCTTGTCGCCTGCTCCTTGTGGCAAGAATAAGGCATCTTGACTGTGACATATATGTCACACTTACTCTTCTGTAATATCTTGTAACAATATGATCTTGTTCTGGTTCACCATAATCCTGCCCAACTGTTGTTCAATCTTAATCATAAGACCATCCAATTGTTCATCCGGGATACCATCAGTCTCTGTCTCTAATAGAGACTTCAAGTGTTTCTCGTCAGCCATCATAGTTTTTAGAATCCTTCTACTAACTGCTTTTACTGTTTTTTTGTTCATAATATTTATTAACCCTTTCTAGAAATTGATGTTGATATTTGATAAACTCTTTCCCCTTAATTTGAAACTTTTGAAAATAGTTATCCGGAGTACACATCAATATAACTCCTTGAGTAATCTCTGATTGATGCACATGATTATGCGCCATCGCATAAGCACCTAACTGCATAAAATAATCATCAATCCACTCTCTACGTTTAGGTTTATTACTTTGCTTGAAATCAATTATACTATCTTCATAGTCATAGATTCCTGCAAGGTCTGTAGCTCCCGCGTACAAACCAGGGTAGTAAACAACCACTTCACTTCCCCAAATTTCTTGTAAATCATTGAATCCTTTATCTATTATCGTGTCCGCCATTTTCTTTGCAACACGTCCTTCCGGCCGTAAATCTAAATAGCCTTCACCTAAAATATGTTTCTCTAAATGCGTATGCATGTCAGTTCCGCGCGCGGCTGCTTGTTCCTTGATCCTTGTCGCTTGCTCCTCGCCTACAGACGCCTTCCACCTAGCCAAAGATTCCTGCTTCTCTTTCGGTTGAGTCGCTGATAGTATTGTTGTAACACTCGGTAACTTTTCTTTACCTACATCGTAGGTTCTCAGTCCATCCGTTGTACTCCGAGTCGACGGCGGATAGTTATATAATTTATTCCATTTCATAGTGTTATTAACATATATAACGACAATAAAGTCATTAGTCCTAAAAAAGTAAATATTGTCATAAAGATCCAGTTCATTCCATATCCATGTTTTGTTTATATTGATGTAAAGATACTACTTTATCATTCATTAAAAACTCTGGTTCATAGTGATCAATAACCTGTTCTATTTTATGTAACTTAACTTGAGCATCACTCCAGATCAATTTACACACTTTGTAACAATCTCTAAAAGTGCAACGCCAACGCCATTGAGTTTTATATTGTCCACCAGATTTAGTTTCACCTTTAATATTTCTTTTAATTACGGTCCCAACACCTAACTTTTCATGCACCCAACGAATTACAGATTCATCAGTCATTGCAATTTCCATACTAATACGCATAGAATTAGACATTCGATATCCTTCTCCTTTATGTTTCTTTTTCTTTTCTGGGGATCTTTTAATATGAAGACTTCCTTCTCCATCAAAAAGTCCTGCTATATAACCTATTTCACTTGGATTTAACATCAATACACAATCTCCCTTCCATGTGGTCCAGCTCATGCTGGATTACCTGCGCATGCAAATCATAAAAAGTCTTTTCATGTTCCTCTTCATGTTTACACCAATAGTTTACTTTCATTCTTAAATGTCTTTTAACATCTGCGAATTTTCCTGGAGCCGATAGACATCCTTCATTCATAGTTAAAGTTTCTTCTGATTTCTTTTTTACAATTGGATTAACCATTGTAATTGGATTGGCTCTTGATGGTGTTATATCTAACACACAGATTCTTTTAGGCACTCCTACTTGTATAGCCGCGAGTCCTACTCCATTAGATTTATACATAATCAAACACATATCTTCTATCAGTTCTTTATCTTCTTCACTTAAAGGAAGCATAACAATTTCTGATTTTTTACGTAAAGTAGGATTAGGATATTTTAAGATTTCCATACAACCCTCCTGTTTTCCGTGCACGTACTGGCAGGAGAGCAAAGGCTCCACACCTCCACGGTACTTGCCGCTTCATAGGTTGCCGTACAGAGGCTAGCGCGAGGCTTTACTTGGACGGAGGTCCTTTTCAATTTTATTCGTGGCATATACACCCATACAAATCACCACTACCATCATTCATTACGTGAGCATTAATGGGATACTCATAGTAAGTTGTTAAATGCAATCTCAATATATCACAAAGATCAAAACAATTTATTTCACTTAACAATGTTATTCCCTTCGTCATTTCTTTTGTCACTTCGACTAGATGATACAACCCGTCGTTCAATAATATTAAGTCCATCGTTAAATCTCCTTATTAATCTATACCATTCATCTTTATATTTAGGATCTTTAGTTTTTTCCCAAAGATTAGCAATTTTATCAATCTCGTGCATCATATTTTTTTGTACCCCATTTAATTATTTTATTAATTCCTGGAGCTTGAATATCTAAATGTGCATAAGGTTTCCATGCTCGCTTTATAATATTTAACTCCAACAATAAAACATTCCATTGTTTAGGTGAAATGTTTTTAGAACTTATAATTACTTTCCTCATCTCTTTCCTTTTATTATTTGGTTAGCTACTGTTGTCCACGGGTTAACATCGTAGTCTATTCTACTGCAACCTGTGAATACCATCAGCATCAATATAAATACTATCCAATGTACTTTCATCTAGTTCACCTTGTGATTTACAAACGTTACATTGAGCTACTACTTCTTCTCTAGCTAAATGGTAGGGAACTTTAATAAAGCCGTTCCCATTACAGCTCGGACAAATTACTTTTTTGTCCTTTGGTTTATCCTTTGGATCCTTTTCCATTAGGTTTGCCTTTCGTTACTTTCTTTATTTCTTTTTCTACTAAATATTCAATGGTCTTTGATAATGATAAAGGCACATCAAATATTTCTTTACTTAGTGTTCCTACGTCCGTATAAGTTTTTAAGGACAAAGAAACGTTTTTAAACTTAGTTATATCTGTCATATAATATTCTCCTTTGTTGATTCGAATATAATATGGGATAATCTAGAAGTCAAGGGGTAAAATGAAATTTATTTTAACTTTATTTATGTGCTCAATGTATGCTGGAGAATGCATGCCGCCATACCAGTGGCCTGAGCGTTTTAAAGATTCCTATGATTGTATGCAGTTTGGCTATGAAGAAGCCTATAAAAAAATGGAAGAAATTGGTCGTGTAGAAGTCAATAAACATGGGGTTTATATACGATTTACCTGTACCCCAATTACCGAAACTTGACATTGATACAACACCTGTTGTATATATGTCACATATTCACACCTTCTTCTTTCTGCCTCTTTATTCTTAAGAGGCAGGGAGTCTTTATCTCCCCTGACCGTTGTATTTTTTCCACGATCGTCGTTTCGATTTGTTCATTTTTGCTTTGCTAGGATTACGTCCAATCGACGTTTTGTGAAATATAGGTATGTGTGCAACTTTTGCGTAGAGTCCTTTAGCTTTAGCCATCTGAATCTACTTTCAATGCATATTGAAATTTGTCTTTGTCGACAGGACGTGGAATATAACTTATTTTTCCATTAACTTTCTGTTCGACATCGTGACCACATGTCATACATCTATAAATATTTCCATGCCACAAACAAACTAACACTGTAGCTAGATTGCAATGTGGACAAGTGCCATTAACTATTTCTGCTTCCAGCCGAATATTAGTGCTGAGACCAGATTTTTTAGATGTGTCATTACTACTTTTTTTATCTTCTTTATTTTTTTTGAAAATTTCATTGTAGTTATCCTTATATTGTTGTGTTGGTATTCGTGATCTTCCATCCCAACGTCTACCTTTTTTATCTTTAGACATTAATATAAATCTTTCCACTCAGTATTCTTTATTTCAGAATTATCTAAATGTGGTTGTTGGATTTTATCTTTAGTATCTACTTCTATTTCAGTAGTTGTTGGTTCTATAACCTGGTCTACGTGACCTACAAAAAAAGATTTTAGTTCTTCTTTTTTAGCATGCGGTTTAGGAACTATCACTGTTCGGGTTATGTCTATTGGTTTTACCATGTTTTTTCCTATTGTATGCTTTCTTATTCTTTATCACAAGTTGACGATAACGTCTATCTTTAAGAATCTTTGCTATTGGATTCTTTTTAGTCAAGAATTAATGAAAGAATTTTCTTCTCTCCCATATATACTTCTATGTTTGCCTTAGACTTTATGCATTTATAGACTACTCTATCTTTAGAGCTTTTGTCCTTCATAGCATAACGCTTAGATTTTAAACAACTTTGTAAGCTGTCGTGATAACGATGCTCTATAATTTTATGGTCCTGCAAAAGTAAAAGAGCAAATACAGTTTCTATAATCATTGGTGATTTCCCGATCCATTTCTAATTAATTTTTCCACATCTTCATTAAGCTTTTTAACTTGTTCTTTTAAAAAATCAATATTAACTGCGTTGTGTCTCATGCCTTTAATTTCATCTTCAATGTCTCCTACAACACCTGCCATATGCTCCACTAACATAAAAAGCTCGGCCTCCCCAGAAGACTGACCTAATTCTCCACGCGGGTATTTGATTCTAAACTCTGAGTTTTGTTGTAAATCTTTTTCAAATAATTCTAATTTCGTGCTGTGCTGGTTGAGCTTCTCATTGATACCGAAATAAGCCCAGGTC